CTGTGACACCTGACTCCAATGGCACTGTGTTTCTCAAATCCATGACAACTTTGGTGTGCTGATCAGAGTGTTTCAGTATCAATTCTCTATAAGTGCTGACAGGATAATGAAATCCACAGCTGACCCAACTGGTGATTAAGTCAAACTTAACATGTTCAGGCACATCAAAGTTGTTGGCATTGTACAAACGATAGTTTTTTGTGTTCAATTTGTCAAGCTCACCTTTGAGATGGTCCAACGGGTAGTAGTACATAAATGTATCTGCCTGGCTGTGGTATCTGGCTTGACTGCTGTGACTGGTCAGTGTCTGTGATTCACTGTCGCCATCAATTAACCAAAGAGTGCTGCCATATTTTTGATTGAACAATCTGCTTTCCCAGGCCAGGCCGCAGCCTATGTCTAATATGGCCAATGGCGGTGTATCTAAATATTGATCAAGTATCTCAAAGTTTTCTCGTTTGTGTTGCTGATAGATATCAGTGAACCATTCTTGATCAATCCAGTTCTTGATATAAATCATAGATATCGACCAAGTTCTTTTTTAAATATTTCTAATTCTTTGCGTTTGCCTTTGGCTGACCATATGGCACTGTCTGGGCGCATGTGCCAGTCTACATAGCTGATTGGTAATAGTCCGCGATTGAATCCAGGTATGAGTCTGTCCAAACAGTGCTGGTCCAGGAACCAATAGATATTGTCTGCTTCAATTTCACGTTTGATAGCAGCGGCCAACTGCTGTATAAACATCAAACTGTTGGAACTTTGATTGAACAAGATGCTACCAGCCAAGTGTCCACCTTTTTCTTTTTGATAGAGATGAAAATCTTTGCCGTCATTGAACACAGTGACAAATGGTTTTCGCACTATACCGTCAATGTCTATTTCTAAAAAAGATGTTGGTGTGGTCACAAATTCAGCCAGACGAACAAATCGCATGCAAGCATAGTAAGTTTTGCGAATCCAATTTGCCAAATCCGCACTGTCTGAAAATTGCTTGAGCCCTAACATCTTGTTTCTACGTCCAGCATAAGGCTCAGGCAAAGAAGATTGACTCCAAAATTCTATAGCGGAATCAAATTGGTTGGGGGCAACAATTTCCCACGTGGCGCTGGTACGTGGATTTTTTTGTACAAACTTTATTTGAGATTGTGATGGATTGTAAAGATGAACATGAACTCCAAAGTCAGTGTTGCGCATCACACTGTTGATCAGTGCTGTACCAAACCGATCAAAATAAACAGAGTCAGCAGCTACATAGATAAAAAACTTATCTTGTTTGAATTTTCCTTGAATGGGTGGTAGTAGCATAGTTAAATATTTAACCCATGCGATTGGCCTATTTTACAAAACAAGTTGCTCTCAATGGTCAGCCAGTGTTACAGGCATTTCTTACTGGATGTCAAACTCTTGGTATTACCACTGTGGAAAACAGTCTAGACTGCGATGCTGCTGTGATATGGAGCATGGTATGGTCTGGCCGTATGGCAAAAAATTTTGAAATTTATCAATCGTATACTCAGCGCCAACTGCCAGTGTTTGTGTTAGAAGTTGGTATGATTCACCGAGATCGCACCTGGAAACTGGGCGTAAACGGAACCACAGCCAATGCTGTGTGGGTCCCTAGTTATGACCTCGATCGACCCAGAAAATTAGGGCTTGTGGTCAAACCTTGGCGTACTCGAGGCCAAGAAATTGTGGTAATGGGACAAAGAGGCGACAGTGGGCAATGGGGATCCACTGACCCCACGCAATGGTATCAGTCAAAGCTGTCTGCAATTCAGCAATACTCTGACCGTCCATTGTTGTTTCGTCCTCATCCACGATTTCCTGTACCCAGTTGTGAAAAGGTTCAACAACAACGACCACGACGATTGGCAGGTACATATGATAGCTATGACTTTGACAATGCCATTGGCAAAGCCTGGGCTGTGGTCAATTTCAACAGCGGGCCTGGCAGTCAAGCTATAATAAACGGAGTGCCTGCTTTTGTGGATCAGTCAAGCTTGGCAGCTCCGGTGGGCAATCTTGACCTCACTCAGATTGAAAATCCAAATCGGCCAGATCGCAATCAATGGATTTGTGACATAGCTCACACTGAGTGGTCTATCAGCGAACTTGCCGCTGGCATGCCACAAAAAAAACTCTTAGACAGAAATATCTTCCATGCCAGCTGATCTTAGTCTAACAATGTGACCAAGCATGAAGTTTTTACTTTCCAAACTTTTCATGATACCTAACCAACGATTGCGCAGTAAAGCTACTTCATTAATTATAGTTTCAAAATCAATGACCTCATCTTCGCCGTCTACATATTTTTCAGCATCTCTGCTGGTCAGTGCTCTAGCATAAGATTCTAGGTATTTTTGAAAATGTTTTCGTCGGATTTTGCGTAACTGTATATTCAAATATTGAAGCACTGCTTCAATCTCTTGTAGTTGATTGAATCTATGTTCAGTGACTCCAGGTAATTCTTTAATATTGTGTTCAACCAAGCCACCAATACTACATTGGCGCTTGGCTTCTTCTAGTTCGCGTTCATAGTGGGCTATAAAGTCAGGGATAGCATCCAACCTAGCAACTACGCGACTATACCACATTACTCATCCCATTCGTCTTCGTTGTAATCTTCTTCAGACTCTTCGTCTTCAGCATAGTCGTTGTCGTTGTCTAGATAATTTGTCAAAGCAGTTTTAATATCACGATCACCTTTGAACGCTTCTTTGATCTGTTCTGCGTCACAGTCATTGTCCATCAGTAACTGTACCACTGTTTCAGCTGCCTCAGTACGGTCAACAGTGTTGATATATCGTTTTAATTCGCCCCAGATATCGCTTACTACTTGTTCCATCATTCTGCGTCCTCCTCAACTGTAGTTACCTCTTCCTTGCGTTTTCCAAATTCAGCCATCACAACATCCAGACAGCCGTTTTCGTTTGATTCCCAGCCTTTGCGGAAGAATTTAATAATCTCGCCATCCAAAGTGGTGTAAGCAAGACGATTGCCATCCTTCTTGAGAAAGCCTTTTTTCTCAGCCAAGTCTGTCAGGCCTGAGTAAGGGTTCATGCCTGTCTCATAGGGAATCTTGACCTGTACGCCTTCAAAGGGTTTGGCATAGCGAGTTTTCATGACCTTACAAGCCGATCGAATGCCCATGACTTCTGAGATCTTGTTGCCGTCCTCGTCCTCTTTGAGTTTGAGTTTCTTCATGGCCACAACAATTGAGCTGGCGTAAATGAAACCCTGACCGCCAGAGATTTTATCATCGGGGTCAAACATATCCTGGCTGGCGTAGGTGTGGTTGGTACAAACCAAGCCCACATTGTATGAACCAAACATGTTCACACAGTTACGCACCAAGGCAGTGAGAGCTTTGGGCTTACGGCCCAGATCACCCTTCATTTCGCCTGCGTCAAATTGATTCACATCAGTGGGTGTCAACAACATGCCCAGTGAGTCAATTACAAACATGACCTTGGGACGCTCGCCTTCGGCTAGAGCCTTGTAGTCACTCATGAATGTTGATATGGTCTTGGCCACATCATCAATCATGGCCATGCTCAACTTCAGCAACTTGCTTTCCGAAGTGTCAACACCCAAGGCCTTGAGCCAATCTTCATCCAAGGCGTTTTCTGAATCAATCAACACTACAAAGATACCTTGTTCTTGTGCGTTCTTGATGATGTTGCCCGAGCAGATGTAGCTCTTGCCAGCACCTGATTCGCCAGCAAACACAGTGACCTTGCCCAAGGGAATGCCACGATTGAAGTCTCCTGAGATTAGGTAGTTCAAGGCATAGTTGCCTGTGGAGACCCAGTCAGTGGGATCGTTGAAGCCTATGCTAAGGCCGTCAATGCTTTTGGTAATTTCTTTGCGAAATTTGCTTACGTCAAATGGTTTTCCCATATGTTACCTCTTAAATTAAAATTAATTTTGCCCAGTTGTTGTCTTTGGAATTTTTGTAGAGAATTTTCCTGTAATCAAAAAGATTTTTTTCAATGTTGACCAAGTTAGCAATTGGTATCTGTGTTGTTATTGGCTGGATTTGTTTTTGCTGAGTCCACGACAGAAATTCTTGACTGAATGGTATAGTTTGAGGCTTTGCCAAATTCAATTGAAAGGCAAATTCCAGCTTTTCGTAGTTATAATGATCGTCAAATTCCAAATCTGTATCAAAGTTTACAAACTTATCGTGATATTGTCTACCAACATAAGTGTAGCCAAACGCAAAATTAACAACATCGTTGTTTGACGTCATTGTACTTTTGTATGGATTGTCAAACACGTTCCATTTTTGATCAGCTTTAAATTCCAATGTGGATTGGTTAAAAGACGATTCTAACCTATGAACAGCCATGTTCACTTCTTCATAGGAAAAAATATACCCCAGTTTTTCCAAAACAGCAGCCACTGGCACTGATCGTATGTCGTCTGGATATAATTCGTGAAATATTGATCCCAGCTTGGCTTTGTTTTTGTCACTGCTGTGTCTCAGTTGATCAATGTTTACTTCAGATTGCTGCGACCATACCCAGCTACAATGAGCAGCATTCAAAAATCGTTGATCTAAATAT